ATGAAGATAGATAACGAAATTCCGAAGGAACCCGAACTGCGTTGGGAATGGATCAAGTTTCAGCTGCGGGCTAAAGGTACTTCGCTGGCGCAACTGGCTCGCCTACTCGGAGTTGAGCGTAACGCACTGAACAACGTAAAGCGCGTTGCCTATCCCCGCATGGAGCGAGCTATCGCCAAGGCCCTAGGCCTTACGCCTTTTCAGATTTGGCCAGAGCGTTGGGATCAAAGTGGAGAACCGTTTCGTCAGCGACCAGGTCGGGCCGAAAAATCTTCGGAAATCGCGCAGAAGTCTAACGGTTTATCGCCTAAAACACACCATCACGCAGGGAAGGCTTGAGCATGGCCAAGTCACTTGGATGGTTCACAGCTAAGGAGTTGGCTGGGCTTCCCGGTATGCCGGGAAGTGACCGGGCAATTCAGATCCGGGGAAAGGATAGTTGGGAGTGGCGCAAGCGAGCAGGGACCAAAGCGGTCGAATACTCGCTTGGTTCTCTGCCTGTCGAAACGCAACAGTTTTTACTCACCCGCGAAGTTGGTACTTCTGAACTAACTACCGATCTTCTGTTGGTTCATTCCGATTCGGAATTGATTGAGCGTGACGCTAAATCATCGTCACGCCTGAACAATAAACAACGAAATGTGATGCTTGCTCGTCTCTCATTCATTCGGGAGATCGAGCGTATCGGTGCGGTAACTACTCAGAAAAACGCCATCGACGTTCTGGTTAAACAGGCGAGAGACAATGCACTGAGCCCGTATCTCATGGAGCGCGTGGACCTTGCAAATGACCGAAAGACCGGAAGTCGAGCATTGTCTGAGCGGACATTGAAACGTTGGTTGTCCGCATATCGTGCCCAAGGTGAAAGTGGGTTGGCGCCTCTTCGCCAGAGGCCTAACACTGATGTTCCTGAGTGGTCGGCGACGTTCCTTCGGTGCTACCAGAGACCAACAAAGCCTAGCGTAGCTGCAAGTTACGGAGAGTTCCTGACTCGCTACCAAGGCGAAACGCCTCCAAGCATCCACGCTGTGCAGCGGTTCTTAAAAAAACTGACGCCTGAGGCTCTCAACGTGGGGCGGATGAGCCCTCAGGAGTTGAAGGCGCTGCAACCGTTTCGTCGTAGGTCTACCAAGAATCTGTTTCCAGGGGATGTTTATACCGCTGACGGTCATAAGTTCGACGCTGAAGTACTTAATCCGCTTACCGGCAAGCCTTATCGCCCGGAAATTACAACAGTTCTGGACGTGGCGACCCGTCGTGTCGTTGGGATATCGGTTGGTGAGGCTGAATCAGCTATTGGCGTTTTGGACGCTCTGCGCGATGCGGTGGGTAAATGCATGTTCGCGATCTTCTACGTGGACAACGGTTCAGGGTTCGACAACGACACCGTACGAGAGGTTGTTGATCGTCTCGGCGGCACGATGACTCACTCTCTGCCCTACAACAGTCAGGCGCGAGGGTTGTCGGAACGAGGCCATCAAACGATCTGGGTACGTGCGGCCAAGAAGTTAGTTAGCTACATCGGTGCTGACATGGACAAGCACGCAGGAACCAAGGTGCATCGTATTGGACGTAGAGAACTCAAGAATACCGGCACTACCAGATTGCTACCTTCTTTTGCCGAGTTCATGGCGGGCGTTGAGGAAGAAATTATTTCCTATAACAACACGCCGCACCGGGGGCTCGAAAAAATTAGAGATGTTGAAACAGGCTCACTAAGACATCCAAGCCCTGATGAAGCATGGAATGCGGCGTACGCCGAGGGGTGGGAACCAATTGCAGCGTCACCGGAATTGGTTGAGTCGCTAATGAGGCCGCAAATCGTTCGTCAGACTCGACGTGGCGAAATTAATTGGCTTGGAAATAAATACTTTCTTAACGATCTACGCGGCTTGCACGGACAAGAAATACGGTTGGCGTACGACGTTAGAGATGCTGGGCGTGTTTGGACATACACGTTAGACGGAGAGTTGATAGGCGAGGCAATTCTAGACGGAAACTCCACTGATTATATGCCGATGAACATGCTGGAACGGAGCCGTGAGAAACGGGCTCAGGGGCAAGTCAAGAGGTCCATGGACAAGGTAGAGACGTTGACGGGGAATCGAGTGGAAATGATTGCTCCGACCAATGCTCCGTCGGCAACGCTTAGCCGAGAGCAATTAATTTCAGCTCATGAGTACGCAATTGCTCTTGAGGCAGCAGCGCCAGCGTTTCACGTTCCAGGCGATGACGTTTCACGTTATCGGTTGTGGGTAAAACTCAATGACCGTGTGAACGCAGGGGAAGAGTTGACCGCTGACGAAGCCAAATGGTGGGAAAGATACCCCGCACACCCGGACTTCGCAGCGATGCAACAAGTGTTTCAAAGCGCGGGCTGAATCCCGCGTTCCAAAACGTTAAGTGTGCCTGCCAGCACAACCTAAAGGAGATACAACACAATGAGTGTAACCAAGATTGTTCCGTTGACCAATGTGGGTTTGTTAGCGGGGGCTATCAATCGCGCGCTCTCGCGTCCAGTTGGCCTACCCGGACTGGTGGCCATGTACGGGCCTAGTGGGTTTGGCAAAAGCGCAGCAGCTGCTTATTCAGCGAATTTACATCGGGCGTATTACGTTGAATGCCGGGATGCTTGGAGCAAAAAAGCATTTCTGCTGGCCATCCTCCGGGAAATGTCGATTTTCCCTGCTCGCACAATGTCAGAAATGGTCGATCAAATTGCGGTTCAACTTTCGACCTCGATGCGCCCGCTGATTGTCGATGATGTTCAATATCTGTTGGATAAGGCAGTTGCTAATGCTTTGACCGATATCTACAACGCTAGTCAAGGCACTATCGTTTTGATAGGTGAAGAGCGTGTGCCGGCTTCATTAGCGAAGCTGGAAAGATTGCACAACCGAGTTCTTGAATGGGTTCCGGCTCAGGCTGCGACTCTGGATGATCTTCGGAAGTTGGCTCAGCTGAGCTATCCAAAGCTTGTATTTGCAGATGATCTGCTCGCCGATCTGAACCGAGCTACTCGTGGGTGCCTCCGCAGAGCGGCGGTTAATCTTTATAAAGTTCAGTCTGAGGCTTCGGCCATGATGCTGGATCGTGTGGATCTTGAGGCCTGGGGTAAGCGTGGCTGGTTCACCGGTGAAGCTCCGTCCCGGAGGGCTCACTAATGGGTAAGTCGGCTCAACTTCTCTTAATGGGTGACAAGGCGTCTCGCCAGTGCATGTGGGAAGCGGTTCGAGACAATCGGAGCGGCTTTACGTCGCGCCAGATTGCCAAGCAATCACGTCAAGCAGGTGTGAGTGTCGACAGCTACATACGCGCATTGAACAAAGCAGCCCTGATTGAACTGGTTGATGATGCGGGAAAGTTTGTCGATCATCGATGGCGCCTCATTCGAGATGAGGGCGCGGAATATCCGAGGGTTGCGAGCAACGGGAAGCGCTCGCGGCGTGGGCTGGGCTTGGAAAACCTTTGGCGTACTTTGCGCATTATGGGCGAAATGACCGCAGCCGACGCTGCGGAAATGGCAAGTACCGGCGATGTAAAAGTCACCCAGACATATGCATTAAATTACTTCGAAGTGCTTGTTCGAGCGGGCTACCTAGTGGCGAGCGAATACGACTCCCAACGTGCTCAGACTTACAGGCTTGTTCCTGGGAGGGGGGCAGGGCCACGGTATCCGATAGTTCAACGAACTGAAGCAGTGCAGGTGTTCGATCCGAATTTGAATAAGGTCGTCTACTCGAATGTCGCTTCGGGTGGTGTGTCTGATGCGTCTGCCCCTGATAACAATATGCAGCAAGAGAACATTCGGCTTCGAGCTCTTCTGGCCGAGTTCATCGAAGTTGTGCCGAATCTCCCATCGACAAGTCTTCTTCAGCGGGCACAGTTGGAGTTGGCCGAATGACACAGGTCGATATTTCCGCTTGGGGTAACGAGCCCCCTCTCTTCGTCCGGCTGCTCGCAGCTGAAGTTGGCGCCAGTAACCGTACTCGTGCTGCTGAACGTGTTGGTATCAGCCGTACTGCAGTAAGCCTGGTCCTGGTGAACAAATACAGCAGCCCAAGTACGGCGGGTGTGGAACGTCGTGTCCTCGACTCGTTGGGGCGTATTGAGTGCGTCGCCGTTGGCGAAACCCTGACTATCGAGCAGTGCCAAAGCTACCGCGAAAAGCCAGCTCCGACGCATAACCCTCGAGCAATGCAGCATTGGCGCGCATGCCTGCACTGCCCAATGAATCCGAACTGCGCGGGAGGTGCCAATGCAACCGTCCACTGACAGTGTTCGTTCGCAAGTGCCCGTAGTGCAAATCTACATCTGCGGTCGCAGCTTAATCCGCCTCTACATAGACGACAAATGCGTCGGGTTTTCTGAGAGCTACAAGTTCGCTCAGATCCGTGCGGAAGAGTTGGCAAAGGCCGGGCGTCAACAGGAGGTGCATTGATGCGTACTCGATGCCCCAATTGTGGGACGACGCTCAGCTTGGATGCCTTGATTGCACATGACGGCGCCCGCGATGCGCTTGGCGTGGCGTTCAAATTATCCGGCCAGCTTGGCAACGCGTTGATTCGCTATGTCGGTTTGTTCCGACCAGAAACCCGAGAGCTGACCATGGATCGGGTGGGCAAGATCCTCAATGAGTTATTGCCGGATCTGCAAGCCCAACGCATTGAGCGCAATGGTGCTGTGTTCAATGCGCCTGCTGCTTGTTGGGTTTGGGCCGTCGAACAAGCTGTCTCCGCTCGTGATGCGGGGCGACTGGTGACGCCGCTAAAAGGGCATGGCTGGCTGTACCAGGTCATGACTCAGTGGCAAGGCGAAACAACGGCGGTGCTACTACCTGAAGCCACTCCTCCGAAGCAAGCCATGGTCAGCCGGCCAAGCCAGACAACGGCTGCTCTGGTGGCACTACAGGGGCGGCTGAATGGAGGGTGACTGGCTACAGCGTGAGGTGATTGCGGGGCTCAGCGGGCTTGTCGCCCTGCGCCTCGACGGTGCGCCTGCTGCCGACGCTATCACTCACACACTCGATATATGGCTGGTGGCCTTGAAAAAGGCACAGCGCTGGAACGAAGAGACAGATGGAGCGCGGGTTAAAGCAGCTTTCGAAACGTTGTTCGCGAGCTGCGAGCGTTGGCCAGCACCGGCAATGTTGATTCGGGTGATACCGGTTCGGCAAAGCCAGCAGGCATTACCTAACCCCGCATTAACTGAAGAACAACGCGCCAATGGGCGTCGCCGGATCGGGGAGATTCTCGGCGCCTTGAAGTACAGCAATACCAAACATGAAACGAACATGGAGCAGGACAAAGAATGAATATTCCAGAAGGATTTCGCCAAGATGCAAAGGGCCACTTGGTCCCGGTAAGCATGATCAAGCCGATTGATCTGGCACGCGACGAACTGGTTATTGAGCTTGTCGACAAGGCCAAGGCCATTTCTCAGACGCTGGGCGCTTTTAAGGCATTGGCCTTTGGTGACATCAAAGCGTTCGTCGAAATGTCTGCGGAGCAGTACAAGGCCACCATCGGCGGTAAGAAAGGCAACGTCACTCTGTTGTCGTTCGATGGCCGTTACAAGATCGTTCATGCAGTACAAGACTCGATCAAGTTCGATGAGCGGCTACAGGCTGCCCGTGCATTGATTGATGAGTGTGCAGCTGAGTGGACGCAGGATGCTCGAAGTGAAGTTCGAGTGCTGGTTAATGAGGCATTTCGGACGGACAAGGTAGGCGAAATCAGCACCGGGCGTGTGCTTGCGCTTCGTCGGCTGGAAATTTCGGACTCGCGATGGCAGCGCGCAATGCAGGCCATCAGCGACGCTGTGCAGGTTGTTGGCTCCAAGAGTTACGTTCGGATCTATGAGCGTATCGGTGATAGCGACCAATACGCCTCCATCCCGTTGGATATCGCCAGTGCCTTCGTCGCGGCCTCTGCGCCGTCGACGCTGCACTGATCTGAATCCGTCACTGACCAACCCTCATTCAGCACTGAACGTACGAGAGCGAACAAATTATGGCCAAGTTCCAAATCACCATCGAAGACAGCGCCGATGGCGTCTCTATCCAAGTCGACAACCAAACTCAACTGGGTGGTAGCAAAGCGGGACGCTTAGCGAGCGCGCTTATGACTGGCGTGCCAATGCTACTTACCCGGATTCCTGTGGACTTTGTAGTTGGGCATGCGGCGTGTGATTGCGAGATCTGCCAAGCCATGCACGAAAAGCAGATGACCAAGCCGACCATCCATTAATGCGAAACCACCTCGGGTAACTGGGGTGGTCTATCCGGCGCGGTGGCCGGGTACTGATGAGCAGCCGAGGACGAGATGGAACAAGCAGATTGGGATGCATTGAAGGAGCAGATGGCAAGCCCGTGGGGCTACATGAAGCTCATGTGTGATGGGTTTGAGATCAGCCTTTCGCAAGAGACTGACCGCACCAAAAAGAGTTGGTCGACGGTGGTCTACATTGATGGATTTTTGAAGGGCGCTTGGTTGGATTGCGACCACAAAAACGGTGAACCCGTGCATGAGGAAACTCGCCGTTTTTATCGCAAGGTGACTCGTGCCCTTCATACCAAAAAGGATATCGAGGTCTATCGGAAAATCTACGGCAAACGCAGGGCCGCCGAGATGGAGTTGGTCAAGTTTTTCACGTACGACTGGTGCTGGAAAAGCTTCAACTCCCTGAAAAAACATCTGCTATCTAACAACACCAGCGTCACGCGCATTGCCGAAAATTGAGCGAAACCGCTCCGGCAATCGGGGTGGTCTGCCCGGCGTAGTGGCCGGGTACTGACGAGCAGCTAATCAATGACACAGGAAACCCCGGTCGAACGGAAACGCCGGCTTGCTCGCGAGCGGCAACAGCGCATGCGTGACGCTCGCACAGCAAAGCTTAAGGCGATGGGCGCATCGAAATTTAAGATGGAGATGTATTCGGGAACAAGTGCTGCCTTGGAGACCGTTCGGACGGCTGGGGAATTCGATGATGCGGCCGAGGCACTGACGCTACTAATTCACGCGGCGGCCAAGCTGGCGAAGCGTGACCCGATGGCGTTCAGGAAGTTGGTCGAAGTGAGGAGAAAATGAATCGGCGCAATCTTGATCTATCAAAGATCCATATCGCCAAGAAGGATTTGGCACTGGATGAGGACACCTACCGGGCAATGCTCCAGAGAGTTGCTGGAGTGAGTTCGGCAAAGGATTTATCACCACTGAAAACCTCGGCCGTACTCACGGAGCTGGTGCGCTTGGGGTGGAAGCCAAAGAAAGCTAAGGTAGGTAGAGCAGCACCAAAAGTTGCACCTGATCGGGAAAAGTTGGTTAGCAAAATCGAAGCCTTCCTGGCCGAAGCTGGGCGTGAGTGGGCTTATGCCGATGGCATGGCTCTGCGAATGTTCAAGGTCGAACGGGTGGAGTGGCTGGATGCTCGTCAACTCGGGAGCATGGTGTCGGCGCTCACCTACGATGCCAAACGGAATGGGAGGCCGATACAGTGAGCAATGACCAGTTATTTGCTGATGACAGTGACAAGCTTGATCCCAAGAAAGTCTTGGCCCATATGGAAGATCCAATCGTCTCCGCTCGATGGGAGGGGAATTTAAAGGAGATGGTGGAGCTCGCTGAATTTGAGCTGTTGAAAAGGCTTCCAGAAAAGCCCGAGGCTGTACCCGAAATCGCCCGTGCAGTCGTGTTCTCGATCTGCTCCACCATGGGTGGCTCAGTGATTTATCTGCCGCGTGGAGAATCGCTCAAGCGGGCTATGCGAGACGCTGAAATCTACCGTGAATGGTTGGATGCCGGAGCACAACCTCATGAGCTGGTGCGCAAGTATCAGCTTTCCTCAGCCATCATCTACGGCATCATTAAGCGTCAACGGGGATTGCATAGACAGAACGGTCCTGACTTGTTTGGCTTTGAGCAGGAAACCATCCACTGATAGCATTGCACCCTGCAATGTAAGTCCACCAAACCCCCGCCCGTGCGGGGGTTTTTCTTGTCTGAATAAGAAACTCGATCACTTCCTCTAAGGCGCGAACCTAGCCCGGTACTTCTTACCGACGGGTTAGCGCCATGCCAGCTCCAGTTCCTACATCGCCGCGTGCATTCGCTGCTCAGATCCTTGAGGGCGTGTCGCCCTGCGAGTCGATTCTTGATCGCTGCCCAGTTGAATGGCGTGACCTGGTCATGGATCACGTTCGCGTGGCTCAGGACAGGCGAGACATGAACGTCGCCCGTCAGCAGAAGTTTCGGCCCCTGGCCAAAGCACCGAGCCCACAAACCACCACCTACCAGGAGCAGCACCTGGGGCGCGGCAATCCTGTAGTTGCAGCTGCGCACCTGGCCGCTGTCCGAGCCTCCCTCAACTCCAATCGAGTAACCACGCAATGACCTTCCGAAATTCTGGACGGCGTCCCCGTGCGCCGCGTATGACCGATTGGACGGTAATTACCGTCCTGCTGATTATCGCGCTGGGCATGATCGCGCCAACCAAGTTGGCAGTGATCCTTTATAAGGCCGGGTTGGTAACTGGTGGCGGCGTCCTGGGCTACTGGATCGACCGTGCGTTGTTCCCCTACGCCAGGCCGAACCAGGTCAACCGCACACATCAACCATGGGCCGGCCTGCGTCGGGCAATCGTGGTACTCGCTTGTGTTCTTGGCCTGACGCTGGGGCTTTGACTATGAGGCGATACCTGTTTTTGATACCGGCTGCCGTTATCGGGCTAGTGATTGGGATGGCCTTTTGCGACGTGGCTCGTGCCGAAATCCCGATGCAGGCCGAACACTACCGGCGCGATCTGTCCCGCATTGCACAAGCAGAGTGGGGACTGGATGCACCAGTTGCCACCTTCGCTGCTCAGGTTCACCAGGAAAGCCGCTGGAAGTTTGATGCGAAATCTCCGGTAGGTGCGCAAGGCTTGGGCCAGGTGATGCCCTCGACCGCCACTTGGCTTGCTGAGCTGTTCCCTAAAGCGCTCGGCAAAGTTGAGCCTTACAACCCCACCTGGTCACTACAGGCTTTGGTCAGTTACGACCGCTGGCTGGCTGACCGAATCAAGGCACGGACCCCGTGTGAGCAAGGCGGCATGTTTCTGTCTAGCTACAACGGCGGGCTGGGTTGGTTGATCCGTGACCGCAAGTTGGCATCGGCTAAGGGCGCCGATCCGCTGGCTTGGTTCGGCTCCATCGAGCGATTTAACGCTGGCCGCTCTGCGGCGAACTTCAAAGAAAACCGGCAATACCCACGCCTCATCTTGCTGCGATGGGAACGCATCTATGTCGATGCCGGATGGGGTAAAGGGTTATGCCAATGAAGGAAACGCTTAAGTGGTTTGCGCCGCTGCTGATCGCGGTGGTTTTGATCTCCGCCGCTCTCCTGTTCATCGGGAACACCCGCCAGGCCGGTTATGACGAAGGGTACATAGCTGGGAAGGCCGAAGGCGCGGAGGCCTATCAAAAGCTTAAAGACGAGGTCCAGGGCGAACGCCTGGAGCTGGCAAGCGACGCTCTGGCGAAAGCTCAGGCCGCTGCCAAATCGCTCCAGGAGCAAACCAAGCGTGGCGATGACTTGGCCACCCGGCTCACCACCACCAAAGACGAGTTTCGCCGAAACACCGACAAGCTTACTGGGGAGATAAACCGTGTCACGACTCTATATCGCCGCACCTTGGATGCGCTGCCTGAGCCTCTGCCTACTGCTGTGTTCACTACCGGCTTTGTCCGCGTGTGGAACCAAAGCCTTAACCCAACCGCAGTGCGTGCCAGACAGCCCGCCAGCGGATCTGCTGCGACCTCCGGAGACCCCGGAGCCGCTGACGACCTCGACAGCGGAATAACTCCGGCTGTCCTTCTGAACAACCAAGTGCGCAACAGCGAGAAGCACGCCTCTTGCCGCGCTCAGCTCACAAGCCTGATCGAGTATTACACCCATGGACGTTGATGACCGCGCCACCGAAGTTGAGGAAGCGCATCGAGAAGCCGCTTTAGCGGCGCATTTGGCACAAGCAAAACAACCCGCACGACCATCCTCTTTCCACTGTGAGGATTGCGGGGTCGCAATTCCAGAGCCGCGCCGCGTTGCTGTACCAGGTGTGTCGCTTTGCGTGGATTGCAAATCCATTCATGAGCACCTGGGGCGCAAATGAACATGATCGAAATGCCGGTGTGGCAACTGATTGCCTCAGCCGTGACCTTGTTGGGGATGTTCGCTGGCCTGGTCAAGCTGTTGCTCTCGCAGATGGAAGGCCGTCTGGATGAGCGTTTCGAACTCGTCGCAAAGGACTCCGAGCGCCTGCGCCAGGTCGAACTCGGCTTGGAGCGACTCCGAGGTGAAATGCCGCTGCACTACGTGCGTCGGGAAGACTACGTGCGCAACCAAACAGTCATCGAGGCCAAGCTCGACGCCCTGGCCCTAAAGTTCGAAAACGTTCAGCTCAAAGGAAAATTGTAATGAACATCGATCACGCGAAGGTCCGCCGCGAAACGCTGCGTTGGTACATCCTCCTCACGCTCAACACGTCCCGTCCGGTTGATCCGAATGAAGCGGTGGTGCTCTCGACGATCCAGGGTATCTATCCCGACGCCACGCAACTTGAGCTGCGCCGTGAGTTGGACTATCTGAAAGATCGTTCTCTGGCGACGCTGAAGAAACAGCCGAGCGGTGTGTGGATCTGCGGCCTGACCCACTATGGCGTGGACATTGCCGAGTACACCATCGACTGCAATCCCGGCATTGCCCGGCCTGAAAAGTACTGGTCCTGACTTATGCCTCCGCGTAGCAAAGTGGCCGCGCTGCCGGCCCAGGTGAAAACATGGCTCGATCACTCTTTGGTCGAGTCGAACTTTTCTGGCTATGAATCTCTTTCCGCTGAGTTGGAGAGCCGTGGCTACTCCATTGGCAAAAGCGCGCTTCACCGTTATGGGTCGGAATTTGAGGTAAAGCTGGCCTCGCTCAAGCTGGCTTCGGAGCAGGCAAAGGCCGTAGTCCAGGCGGCGCCCGATGACGAAGGCGCGGTCAACGAAGCGCTCATGCGTCTGGTGCAGGAACACCTGTTCAAGTTGTTGATGGCCGATGATGGAAAGATGGATCTGCCCAAGGTGGCCAAGGCTGTTGCCGAGCTTGGCCGTGCATCTGTTGTCCAGAAAAAATGGCAAGCCGAGTTCCGGGACAAGGCCGAAGCGGCGGCCAGCAAGGTAGAGAAAATCGCGAAGAAAGGCGGCTTGAATCAAGCGACCGTCGATGAAATCCGGCGCGAGATTCTCGGGATGGCATCGTGAGTTTTCCCCTAGTCCTGGACAGCACTGCGACTCTTTTAGCGCCGGCCGTGCTGCTGGACTATCAGAAAGAGTGGATCGGCATTCGTGCTCCGCTCAAGGTCGGCGAAAAATCCAGGCGGATCGGTCTCACCTGGGCGGAAGCTGCCGACAATGTGTTGGTGGCTGCCGCCGAAAAGCCAGCTGGTGGTCAGACGGTTTATTACTTGGGCTACAACCAGGACATGACCGTGGAGTACATCCAGGCCTGCGCTATGTGGGCACGGGCTTACAACTATGCCGCCGAGGAAATAGAAGAAGGCATCTGGCCGGACAGTGACCCGGACAAGCACATTAAGACCTACACCATCGCGTTTCCCAGCGGACACCGAATCGTTGCACTCACCAGTCGCCCATCTAACTTGCGTGGCCGTCAGGGTGTGGTCGTGATCGACGAGGCTGCGTTTCACCAGGATCTAGCCGAACTGCTGAAAGCCGCATTGGCTCTGCTCATCTGGGGCGGCGAAGTCCATGTCATTAGTACACACGACGGCACCGAGAACGCTTTTAACGAACTGATTAACGACATCCGAGCAGGCAAGCGCAAGGGGGCGCTGTTTCGCTGCCCTTTTCGTGAAGCTGTCGAGGACGGACTTTATCGGCGGGTATGTCTACGCAAGGGCATCGAATACGATCCCGAAGAGGAAGCCGAATGGGTCCAGGATGTCTACGACTTCTACGGCGATGCAGCTGACGAGGAGCTGGACTGCATACCTTCTCAAGGTGGTGGTGCGTTTCTCAGCCTGGCCTTGGTCGAGCAGCGTAGTAACCGCGAAGTGCCAGTGTTACGCCTGGCATACCCGCAAGGGTATGAAACCACCGAAGAACACTTGCGCCTGGCTGAGTCGTTGGAGTGGTGCGAAGAGCATTTAAAGCCATTACTTGCAGCTATCCCACTGGACGTTCAAAGCTTCTATGGGATGGACTTCGGGCGCTCCGGCGACCTCTCTGTGATCTGGCCCTTGGTCAAAGAACAGAACCTACGCAAACGCACTCCCTTTGTGCTTGAGCTGCGCAACGTGCCGTTCAAGCAACAGCTTCAGATCAAGTTCTACATTCTCGATCGTTTGCCCAACTTCCATAAAGGTGCAGACGATGCCAGAGGCAACGGCTCTCAGCTGTCGGAAGACACTGCCATTAAGTACGGCTTCAATCGCATTGAACGCGTGATGCTGACCGAGGGTTGGTATCGGGACAACATGCCGCTGTTTAAAGCCGCGTTAGAAGACGACACCTTCTATGACATTCCGGCCGATAAAGATGTGGTGAGCGATGTGCGCGCCTTTCGCATGGTCAAGGGTGTGGCTCGTATTCCGGAAAAGCGCACCAACGAAAAAGGCGAAAAGGCCGGACCCAAGCGGCATGGTGACGCCGGTATCGCGGCCGTCCTTGCTGACTATGCCTCGCGTCAAGAAATTGAGATTTTCGAATATCACCGCGTCCCGCCCGCTGCTCAGCATGACCGCACGGTCAAGAGTGGTGCCGGATGGCGCTCCAAGAAAGGCATCTGGTAATGGCTCAGTCACGCATTGTCGACCAGCACGGTCGGCCAATCCAATTCGACCAGCTCACTGCTGAGCTTGCAGCTCCCAAAGTGACCGGAGTACGGCAAGTTTGGCACTCGTCAGTTGCCAGCGGCCTGACACCCGAGCGCCTCGCGAGAATCCTGCAGGACGCCGCCGAGGGCACAGCGCTGGACTATTTGACTTTGGCCGAGGAGATGGAGGAGCGCGATCTGCATTACGCCTCCGTCTTGGGCACGCGCAAGTTGGCGGTGGCGGGTCTTAATATTCGAGTGGAAGCAGCGTCCGACGAAACCGAGGACATCCGTCGGGCAGATGCCGTGCGTGAGGTGGTCTCTTCGGCCGAATTTGGCGAGCTGCAGAGCGAAGCTGTCGATGCCTTGGGCAAAGGCTATTCCGTAAGTGAGATCATGTGGGATCGAAGCGGTAAGACATGGATGCCCGACCGGTTCGAGACTCGGGATCAGCGCTTCTTCCAGTTTGACCGCGAGACCGGTCGCGAGCTTCGGCTGCTCGATGAGGCCGATGTGCTCAATGGCATTGCGCTGGCCCCTTACAAGTTCATCGTCCATTTACCCCGCATTCGTGCCGGGCTTCCAATCCGTGGCGGTTTGGCCAGGCTGGCGGCCGTCGCCTACATGTGCAAGGCATGGACCTGGAAGGACTGGATGGGCTTCGCGGATATCTATGGCATTCCAATGCGCGTAGGCCGGTATGGTCCGAACGCAAGCAAGGATGACATTGGCGTCCTGCTTTCGGCTGTGGCCAACCTGGGCAGCGACGCTGCAGCGGTAATCCCGGACAGCATGAAGATCGATTTCCAGACGGCTGCAAACGTGGCCGGTGCCGGAGATTTCTTTAAAGGCTTGGCCGAATGGTGGGACAAGCAGGTCAGCAAGGCAGTCGTTGGCCAGACCATGAGTGCCGACGATGGTGCCAGCCTGGCGCAAGCCAAAGTCCACAACGAAGTGCGGCTGGATCTGCTGGAAGCTGATGCCAAGGCGCTCAGCAACACCTTCAATCGGCAATTCGTTCGTCCGTTCTGTGATCTGAATTTTGCACCTGGTCGTCCTTACCCGAGGCTGATCGTCGATGTTCCGCAACCAGAAAATATTCAGCTACTTATAACGGCGCTGAAGGAGCTGGTGCCGCTTGGGCTTGAGGTAGAGCAGTCGGTCATCCTGGACAAGCTCAATTTGCCGTCCCCAGCTGAGGGCGCAAAGATCTTGGGCAAGGCTGCAGCGCCGACGCTTGCGACCGCGGCAAACCGAGAGCAGCCGACGAAGGTGGTCGATATAAAGGACGTGGTGGATAACCAGGTGAAGACTTTGGAGGCTGCAGCTGCAGCTCCTCTCGGCGATATGGTTGACGCTATCCGCGAATTGCTTGATTCGGTCAGCAGCCTGGAAGAGTTTCGTGACCGCCTAATCGAGGTCTATCCCGATATGAATGCGGGTCAGCTCGCCGACGCGATGGCTGATGGGCTAGCTGCTGCCAGCTTGGCCGGCCGCTATGACGTGTTGAGGGGGCTCTAATGGCGGTGTCCCACGGATCTCTGCCATTCCAGGAGCAGATCGACTATTTCAAAGGCAAGACCAATATCCCGACCCGCGCTTGGACGGATGTCTACAACGTTGAGCATGACTGGGCGTTCGTGGTCGCGGGCACCACCAAGCAGGCCCTGCTTGCGGATATGCGCGGTGCTGTCGAAAAGGCCATCACTAGTGGCCTCACCCTGGAGCAGTTCCGCGCCGGGTTTGACCAGGTCGTAAATAAGCACGGCTGGGAATACAACGGAGGCCGTGGCTGGCGTACCCGCGTGATCTACGAGACCAACCTGCGCCAGTCCTATAATGCCGGTCGTGAAACTCAGATGGCCGATCCCGAGCTACGCAAGCGCCGGCCATATGGGCTTTACCGCCACGGCGACAGCGCTTACCCTCGGCCACAGCACCTAGCGTGGAACGGCACGGTGTTGCCCCTGGACGATCCGTGGTGGAGCACTCACAGCCCCCAGAACGGCTGGGGCTGTAAGTGCAAGAAGTTCATGGTGGGCCAGCGTGACCTCGACCGCCAAGGCCTGAAGGTAGGTCCGGCACCAGAGATTGAATATGAGGACCGCACCATTGGGGTGAACAGCCCGAATGGACCTCGCACGGTGCGGGTGCCAAAGGGTATTGATCCGGGCTTTGAGTTCGCACCTGGTCAATCGCGGTTGGCCACGGCCGTGCCACCGTTGCGCGCTTATGATCCGCTGCCTGAACCAGGTGCGCGGTCGAGCAGCGTTCAGGGTGCAGGCTTGCCAAACAAGCGGCCACTTAGTGCTCTGCCTCCAGCGCGGGAGGTGTCTGCAGACAAGCTCTTGCCGGAAGGACTTCCGGATCAGACCTACGTTGAGCGCTTCCTGGCAGAGTTCGGCGCGTCCGACGCGGCACCGGTCTTGTTCAAGGATGTGACCGGCGATGCCGTAGTGGTCGGTCGTGAGTTGTTCACTAATGCCAAAACCGGCGCTTTGAAGATCAAGAAACGTGGCCATGCCCGTGAGCTGCTGCTGCTCGCTGAGGCAATCAAAGACCCGGATGAGGTGTGGGTGCGGTTGGAATGGCTGTATGCCAAGAACAAGGCGGTCGTGCGGCGCCGTTATATCTCGCGCTACCAGATCGATGGCGAGCCAGTTCCGGCGCTGTCAGTGTTTGAGGTTGGAGATGATGGTTGGGATGGTGTTACGACGTTCTCGCCGGATGCCAATAACCCAGAGTACCTGGAGCAACTCAGGATCGGGGTACGGCTGTATCGTCGGTCAACAATCGACGAGTAATAAAAAACCACGCGCCGCCACACGTGGTTTCGCCCTGAGTGTAGGCCTGGAGGTCCTGGCGGGGACTGCTCACTCAATGGGCGTTCATTGATAGTAGGAGATGCACATGGCAGGCGCAATGCTCAATGTCGAAGTCGATGACAGTCGATCTGGTGCGGCGTTGGCCGAATTGGCAGAGCGATTGGAGAATCTTCGTGTACCGCTCAAGGACATCGCGGAGTACCTGCATCAATCCACGGACGAACGCTTTCGAAAGCAGGTATCTCCCGACGGTACTCCATGGGCACCATTGGCTGCATCCACCATTGCACGGAAGAAGTCGAGCCAGATCCTGCGGCAGGATGGCTTTCTCCAAGACACCATGCGACACCGGATCAGCGGTAATGGGTTGGAATTTGGTACGGATCGGGTCTACGGCGGTATCCACCAGAACGGCGGCAAGATCGAGCAAGGCGCTCGTTCGCAGCAGGTTTACTTCAAACACAAGAATGGTGAGGTCGGAAATCGGTTTGTCAAAAAGAGGCAGTCCAACTTTGCCCAATGGGTGACCCGAGGTGCGACATCCACAGAGATGCCCGCTCGACCATATCTTGGACTGTCATCCGAGGATGACAATGAGATCTTCGCCATCGTTTCTGAGTACCTATCCGAGCCATTCCAAGTCGGCGAGTGATTGCGCTATTGGCGAATTAAAAGGTAGCCTTTCGCGAATTCCTCTGGCCCACCCAGCAGTGTCTTGTTTGATCGCTTTTCAGATTCTGCCGTAACCTCGAAAAAGCGTTCTGCAGGATTAAAGCCTCCGACTATCCGACTGATGAAGTAGGTAAACCCCTCTTGTACCACATGGATAGAAGGAGAATCGGTGGCTGGACGCTCGTGTAGGGTGTGACCTGCATAGATGGGAGGAGGGTCAAACGGAATGTCTCTGGATGGTTCCCGGCGAGCACTGCCGTGCTGCTGCTTTTTCAGAATGATGGATACAGCACGATCCAGGCAGTAGCGGGCGTTAGAGTCCGTAGCGTTACTTGCCCCGAAATCCGCGTCATAGGTAACCGACCAACCTTGATTTACGCCTGTGCGGAAAACACTAGGGGTTAATCGTTGTAAATTGTGAAGTTCCACGGTGTGGATTCCCAGTTCCATTGCTTGAAAGCGCCAGTTCTGGTGATCTATCTGCACATAGTCCGTCGGCACTTTCACATGCTGTTCAATCCACTTGGCGTTACGAGTCCACTCCGGGGCTCTCCATCCACCACGTAAAGCAGATGAAAGTAAATTTTCCGGCTTTATGCCACCGTAGTCACGCCAGCCATAGATGCTGTACTCCGCCTCAAACTCGACAAAGATTGCCTTACGCGTTTCTATCAAAGCGTCGAGGTAGCGCCGCTCTTTGATAGCCTGCTCAGCGGCTTTGAGAAGAGTTTTGGACTCGGCATCCTGGAGCAGGTTCGCAATGAATAAATCGCGGAGTGTATGACCTAGGACCGCTTGCGTCATCGAGGAAATGGCCTCCTGCGCAGCGGCGTAATATGTTCTCACCATCGCTGGCTCAGCAAGCTGTGCGTAGTGCTTGACCAAGACTCTTTGCTTATTAAGCGCCTTAAGGGTTCCTGAACGGGGCACGGCAACACCGGCAGCCTTTAATTCCCCAAGGAGTTCATCGAAGCTCTTCCGTTCGAGGTTTTTTTCGTCATCGATGCCTCGTTCGAGGAGCAGAGCGTACAGGACGGCTTCTAGAGCATCTTGAAGAACTATTAAGCCCGTGGAGGCCAGGTATCTATCCTCCGTTGAGCACAATGGGTCAGCCTGTTCAAGCAGTGCTCGCGCAACTATAAGGGAATGCAGTGTTGATTCGCGCATATGACGCCTAATGTTGAGTTGAAGGTCCATGAGCCGAGAACGCATCATAAGCTGCTGTTAGGTTTATGTGTGTTGCGGCTGTCATATCGAATGAGAATGACAAGTCAGGTCGAACGCAAACAGGACGTCAAGTGGAGTGCATCTGCCGATCCAACAGAATCGCGCTGACGGCGTTTTTAGGGGCTTACAGGTACAACGACGGCGGTAGGGGGTCGTAAGAAGCGTTAGACCGGCGTTAGATTTCCTCCAAGGGTCATGCCTGCATCATAGCGGTAGCCACAGTCACCAAGATCCAGCCAAAATACCCGATTCCCGCAATTCCCTCGCACCAGGTTAAGACCCGAATTTCTTATTCGGGGCTGAAACTCCATCGCTGATCGATGCCGCTGAAACTAGCGGCATGAAAACATTACTCGCCCTCAATACCGACCTCTCTGCAGCGATTGCCAACGGCAAGGCGCCGGAATGGGTCGAGCTGATTCCAGCCGGTCCCGTCGTTGTCGGTCGTGATGGTCGTCAGTGGCTGTTCGATGAGCAAGCTCAGGAGATGGTGCTGAGCCTGTTCACGGCTCGGAACATCGAACTGCCTATCGACTGGGAACATGCAACCCAGCACCTAGCCCCAAATGGGCAAGCAGCGCCTGCAGCAGCTTGGATCACCGAGTTGGAGATTCGCTCGGGTGGCCTCTGGGGTCGAGTCAGCTGGACCCCTCGCGGTGACGCGCAAGTCGTCGCCAAAGAGTATCGCTTCCTTTCCCCTGTATTCGACTACGAGGCCGAAGGCGGACGCATCGTGCGCCTGGTCAGTGCTGGCCTCACCAACGTCCCGAATTTCCTCCTCACTGCTCTCAACCACGAAAACCCGGAGTTCAATGTGAAGCTCTCTCCTGCGCTATTGGCATTGCTCGGCCTGCCCGAAGCTGCCACCGAAGCCGACGTTCTTGCGGCGACTACCCAACTGAAGCAAGCGGCAAATACCGAAAAGACTCCAAGCCTGGATCGTTTCGTACCGCGTGCGGATCACGACGCTCTGCAGCTTCGCGCCACCAACGCCGAGCAGGCATTGGCTACTCGCGTCAAAGCCGAGCGTGATTCGTCAGTTAACACCGAGATCGATGCAGCCCTGAAGCTCGGCAAGATTACCCCGGCTACCGCTGACTACCACCGCGCAGCCTGCCAAGAAGAAGGTGGTCTGGAGCGATTCAAGGCGTTCGTCGCTGCGGCGCCGGTTGTGGGCGAGCCGTCTGGCTTGGATGGCAAACCGAAACCAGTTCTCTCTACTGCCCTCAACGCTGAGCAGCAAGCCATGTGCGCGCAGCTGGGCGTTGATCCTGAGCAGTACGCCAAAACGCTTCAGAGCGAGGGCTAAACCATGCCGCTGACTCAAGACCGCAATACCTCAATGAAAGCCACCGACGTCTTGGTGATTGGCCTGGCAGCCAGCACCAAGATCTTCGCTGGCAGCCTGGTGATGCTCAATGCGGCCGGCTTTGCCGTGTCAGGTAGCACCGCGACTGGTTTGACCTACGCCGGTCGAGCTGAAGAGTTCGTCGATAACACCTCTGGCGCGGCTGGCGCGGCTCGCGTGGCGGTGCGTCGCAACAAGGCATTCAAGTGGACCAATGACGGTTCCATCGTTCAGGCCAATCTGCTGAAGAGCGCCTATGTGGTGGATGACGGAACTGTTGCGGCCACTGATGGGGGCGGAACTCGCTCCATCGCTGGCCGAATCGTTGGCATCGATTCCGACGGTGTTTGGGTCGAGTAACCCTCTATATATAGGAGCGCATTGCGCATGCTGGTAAATAAAGCTTCGATTAACGCGGCGTTCGTCGCACTCAAAACGCTGTTCAACAACGCCTTTACTACCGCGCCCAGCAACTGGGAAAAGATCGCGATGAAGGTGCCGTCCAGCACGGGTAGCAACCTATACGCGTGGCTGTCGTCCTTTCCGCGTATGCGCCGCTGGATCGGCGAGAAACACATTAAAAGCCTGAAGGCGTTCAAGTACACCGTCGTCAACGAAGACTTTGAGGCCACCGTTGAGGTGGACCGCAACGATATCGAAGACGATCTGCTGGGTGTCTACTCGCCTCAAGCGCAAATGGCAGGCCACTCGGCCAAGCAGTTGCCAGACGAAATCATTTTTGAAGTGGTCAACGCGGCTTTCACCAGCCCGTGCTACGACGACCAATACTTCTTTGACACCGATCACCCCGTGGGCGATCAAAGTGTCAGTAACAAGGGGACCAAGAAGCTCTCAATTGCAACTCAGGCACTCGCTCAGGCCAGTTATGGCGCCGCACGTACGGCCATGGGTAAGTTCTTGGATGAAGATGGTCGCCCCCTGAACATCACGCCAACCGTTCTCCTGGTGCCAAAGGCGCTGGAAGACGTTGGCCGTGCCTTGCTCACGGCTGACCGCCTGGAAGACGGCAAGACCAACATCTATAAGGGGACCGCCGAACTGGTTGTCTCTGGTCGCCTGACCTCGGACACCGCGTGGTTTCTGCTCGATACCAGCCTCCCGGTGAAGCCGTTTATTTACCAGGAGCGCAAGGCTCCGGTGTTCGTCCAGCAGATTGACGCCGAAGCGGATGATGTTTTCAACCGCAAGAAATTCAAGTTCGGTGCGGAAGCACGTGCGGCTGGTGGCTATGGCCTCTGGCAGACCGCTTACGGTTCCACCGGTACGGACGCCTAATCCCATGGCCCTACTCATCAAAGCGTTGCGCGACGGCTTCCGTCGCGCCGGGATCGCTCACAGCAGTGCGGGCACTTATCACGCCGATGATGCATTCAGCGAAGAACAGCTGGAAGCACTCAAAGGCGAGCCGCAACTAATCGTGATCGAGGGTGTTGAAGAACCGGAACAGGATGACGGTGATGAGAACGAGGACTCCGGGTTGGAAGGCAATGGCGCACAAGCAGGCTCGCCGGTTGGTGCGCAGAAGTCTGCGGCAGCTGGTGATAAGACCCGTCGTGTAAAGGCCTCCAAATGAATCTCTCGCTACCTGGTGCGCTAGTTCTTATCGCTCGTTTCGGTGCGTCGGAGATGGCCAGTTTGGCCGTTCCCGACACCTTCAATCCCATTGAACCTGGTCTGCTGGAAGCAGCAGCCAGGGGCGACGATCTGACCGGCTGGGATGCCGATGATGTGGCGGCCGCCGTTGCGGCGCTGGCACGGATTGCCGATGCCGCCACCCGCGCCCGGAGCGAGGTTCAGTTCTACCTACGTTATCGCCGACCAGGTGAAGACGCGCCGGATTGGGTGGCCGAAGATCTACCTGAACTGACTCGGTTTCACTTGTACGGCGAGAAGGCCAATGCCGAATCGAGCGTGCGACTCCGTTACAAGGACATCATCAAGCGGCTGGAGAGCTTGGCCCTTGAAGACGAAAAGCGCGGGGCATCTGAGTCTGGCCAGTCGGGGTTGGGCATCACCCATGCGCCGCGACTGTTCAGCCGCAACACACTGAGTCGCCTTTGATGCTGGGGGATCTGGAAGACGCCATTGAGGCCAGGCTTGCAGAGCTGAAAAAACAGCTCCCACGCCTGACGATCAAGACGTATGGCGGCGAGCTGAGTGATCCAGATCTGTTGGTTGATCTGATCAAGGGCACGCCCTCAGTGATGCTCACGACGCCTCGGGTGGTGTTTCGCCGTCAGAGCCAAACCAGCCGTCGATTCAGCGCCGCAGTGGTGTTCCGTCTGGTCATCTCTAGCAAGTCGGTCAGGGACGAGAAAGCCACTCGGCGCGGCACCGTCAGTGCCGATCCGGGCAGTTACTGGATCTGGGAAAGCTGCATGCGACTGCTGACAGGCTGGCAGCACAAGCCTGACGGGGCGCGTATTGCACCCACTGAGTTCGCCAACCTGGTCACCGGGAAATTCCAGTCCGATCACCTTTCGGTGCTTGGGCAGAGCTTTGCCATCGATCTGGATTGGGTGATCCCAGAAGAGCCGCTGCCCGACCTCGAAGGCATTGATATTTCGTACCACGTTCCAGGCGACAACCCTGAGACAACCGCAACAGACAACATCGAATTGAGGGATCTGTGATGCGCGTGATCGCCACAACAGATCCGGTGCCTATGCCGCCGGATCAACTGAACAAGCAGGCGGGGTTCATTCAGCCTGAGCCTGCTGAGCCGGTAGTGGTTGAAAACACCTCCTACTACCAGCGCCGTATTGCTGCAGGCGAATTGCGTGTGATCGCAGAAACCAAAACGGCTGGTCGCGGTGCCAAACAAACCGCCAAAGGAGTCAAGTAATGGCTATCAGCTTCGACACAATTCCAGAGAGCATCCGCAAGCCGGGTGTGTACATGGAATTCAACACCAAGTTGGCGGTGCGTACTCTGCCGACCAATGCGCAAAGCATTTGCCTTGTCGTCCCCCTGGACGAAGAGGCAACCGCCACCGCTCTTGTTCCAAATCAGGTCTACAGCGCCGATGAGGCAAAAGCTCAGTTTGGCGACGTTGCTCAAGAAATGGTTGCTGCAGCGATTGCGACTTACCGTTACCTGGCTATCTCCTGCGTTGGTGTGACCGTGGCCGACGGTCAAGAGCCTGACATTAGCGCCGCGCTGGCTGCTACGGCGATGGGCAAGTTCACCATCCTGGTGCCTGCCTGGTTCAGTCAGACGGCGCTGACCGCCTTGCGTACTCACATCAACACCTACACCGATTCGGTTGAACAACAGTCGATCCTCGGCGTCGGCGCAGTGACCTCGACCATCTCTGCAGCAACTGCGCTGGCCACTGCGCTCAACTCGGGACCGATCACTCTGGCGCTTCTGCCAGGCACTGCATCGACGGCTCGCCAGGTGGCGGCGTCCTATGCGGCGCTGATCGCGTCAGAGGAAGATCCGGCTCGTCCGCTGAACACTCTGGTGTTGACCGGTATCCAGGTGCCGCCAATCGCCAGCCGGTTGGGTCGCACGGAACAAGAGACCTGCCTGGCCAACGGCATCACCCCTCTTGAAGTCGGTCCAGGTGACCAGGTGCAAATCGTCCGCGCCGTCAGCACCTACACGAAGAATGCCACCGGGGCCTCAGACGTCTCACTGCTCGATCTGACCACCATGCGAACGCTGTACTACGTAAGACAGGCTTGTCGCGACCGCATTCGCCTGCGTTTCCCTCGCTCCAAGTTGTCCAGCAAAACCCCGGCCGCAGTACGCAGCGAGCTGCTCGATGTGCTCACCAAATGCGAAGAGTTGGAGATTGTTGAGGAGGTGACCGCGAATGCGCCCGCCTTGATCGTTGAGCGCTCGTCGCAAAGCGTGAGCCGCCTAAATGCCGCCATTCCGGCCGACGTTGTGAACGGCCTCCATGTGTTCGCCGGTCGTATTGACCTGCTCCTGTAATCCGAGGCCGCACCTATGTCAGATATCTATGTTGGGCAAATCGTCCTTTCCATCAATGGTGAGGACTACGAAATCAAAAGCCTTGAGCACACGCTCAAGACTGGTCGGACCGTCGTCAAGACCATGAACCGCAACAAGCGGCCTAAAGGCACTGCTGCAGGCGTCGAGGATTACGACCTGCGTGTATCCGTGGCTATTCCCAAGTCTGGCGAGCCAAACTGGCGTGCGATGCAGGACGCCAAAATTACCATCGAGCCGGTTGATGGTGGCGGTGATCGCGAGTCCTGGACAGGTGTCTCCCTCATCGAGATGGGCAGCAAATACAACCTCGAAGGCGAAGCCACTCGCGACCTGACCCTGTCAGCCTTGAACTATTACACGGAGTAAAACGATGACGACTATCGATAAGCGTTGGGATGGTTTGACTGAGTCGGGAGACCTTGCCATTGGTGTGTATTTCGCTGGCACCCGTCACAAGCACTTTACCTTGCGCGTCCCGATGGCAGGCGACTTGGTCGGCGCTCAACAGGAATACCCACAAGGGCCGATGCAGCTGATTACGGTTGATGTGTTCCGTCGTCAGCTGATCGCCCTGGGAGATATCCCGGCTGAATCGCTGACAACGGAGTTGCTCCTGGAGGAGCTGACTGAGACCGATCTGGCGCGGTTAGGCCAAGCAGATGAGGTGCTAGAAAAAAAGCTCGCGCCGCCGAGCGCGGTTCGAACGACTGGCGACGCATCGAGCACGCCCTTGTCCGACACGGCTACCGATTAGACGAAATCTGGTCGATGACCCGTCCAGAGATTGAGGTGCGCCTTGATCTTCTGGTGGGTCGTAAGAAGGACACCACTCGATACGTCAGCAAGCGCAAGGGCAAAAGAAAATGACTCCAGTCGTGTACATCAGCCTTGATTTGGTCACCTTCGAAGCGCTCGACGGGACCATGCGTGCCCATCGCGCCAATGCGCTGGCATCGCCCGATGCGAAGCCCCCAATGGAGGCATTCCAGGAAGACCTGGTCATCGCAGCTAAGCGCCTCGGGTTCGTTCCGCCTGAGCCTGGCGTTTTCTGGATCAACATCCAACCAGGTGGCAGAAACACATTGTGTTGGAGTGACGGCCTTGAAGCCGGGCCTGCACAGAACTGACCAAAGGCCCGGAAACGCGCCTTTCTTCTTTATATAAAGACGTGCGGGAGTTTCAAACATGAGTTCAGATCTGCGCGTAGCGCTCCGCATTGAAGCCTCGTCGGGCAGCAGTCGACGCGAGATCCAAGCCCTTGGGCAGGATCTGCGCAAGGCTGGCAAGGATGGCGCCAAGGCCTTGGCCGATGAGTCTGGGAAGGCAACCAGTGCGATCACCAAGACCGGCCAAGCCGGGGCAGCCAGCTACAAAATCATTCGCCAGGCCATGCGTGATGCCACTACCCAAGGCAGCGGCGTGTTTCGCCAAGGTGTTGTGCAGACGACGTCGGATCTTAAGCAACTCGGCCAGGTCGGGCGCCAGGCTGCCCGCGAAACCAAAGCTGAGCTGGTTCGTACCGCTCGCGAAGGCGTCGATCCTTTGCGTCAAAGCGTGGACCGTGCCGACACTAGCTTTCGCCGCTTGGCACAGAATGGCGGTCGTAATCTGCGCCTGTTGAAGAGCCTGGCGACTGGTGTCCGTGAAGAATTCAGCCGTATCAAAGGGCTCGGCAACTCGGTGCAAGGTAGGCTCGCGGGCCTTGGGGTTGGTGTCGGCGTTGCTGCAGGACTGACCGGCAGCGCCAGGCTGGACCGTCAACTGATCCGAACTAAGCAGACAGCCGGGATGACTCCTGGACAGCGCGATGAGTGGCGCCAGGAAGGCTTTCGGATCGCGAAACTGTACGGCTTGGACCGTGCTGGTGTGGACAGCGGCTTCAATACCCTCATCGCTTCAGGCGTGAACTATGGCGCCGCCAAGCAGACTGCAGATGCCATCGGGCAAACCACAGCCGTCAGCGGAGCCGACTCAGCAATCTTGGGCAAGGCAACGGTGGCCGGTGCCAGTGCGTTCAACATCGACCTGAACAAGGCCGGTGCTGCCCTCGATCTGCTGCAGAAGATGACAGTGGCCGGTCGTCTGGGTAACGCCGAGCTGGAGAACCTGGCCGACCTGTTCCCTAAAATTGGTGGATCTGCTCAAGCAGCGGGCATGGGCCTTTCTCAGGCGCTCGCATTCGTCGAGACGCTATCGACCGTCGAGATGCAGCCGGATCGCCTGGGAACACTTGCTGACTCAACGCTTCGGGTCTTCAGCGTGAAGCAATACCGTGACCAGGTCACGAAAACCAGCGGCGTGAAGTTCTTCAATGGTGACGGCAGCTCGCGCAATCCAACTGACGTTATGGCCGATCTGAAGCGCAAATATGACGCCTTGAAGACGGACCAGCAGCGCGCTCAGTACATGGGCACGGTGTTCAAGTCGATGGACCAGGACACAGTCCGAGGCATGCGGATCATGCTCAGTGGCGACCGTCTCGCGACCTTCAATGAGCAGACGGCGAAAATTAATGCTGCAGAACCAGTGCTCAATCGCGACTTGAAGGAAAACACTGAGAGTGCCACGGCTGTAGGCAATCGCATGAAGACCACCTTGGGTGAGGCGATTGACCGTATGGCGCAACCACTCAACAAAGGGTTTGCTCAGTTCGGAAGTTACCTGCTCGATGACTTGAACCTGACCGGCGAGCAGATGCTGGGCGGTGGACTTGCCATGGGCGCTGGTGGGTACTACGCCGGACGTGGCGCCAAAGCGGGTGTCGGTTCGCTGTTGAACAAGTTTATGGGCGGTCCTGAGACCCTCCAGAAAATTGCGGTCGGTAAAGTGCTGGAAGAAGCAACAGGTGTCACGTCGGTATTTGTCACCAACTGGCCGAATAACATTGGCTCCGGAGGCGCGCCAGATATCTCGCTTGGTGCTGAAGGTAAGGGCGGCAGTAGCTTAGGGCAGTATGCCAAGTTGGCTTTCGGGTATGCGCTGAGCAAATCCCCTTACATCGCAGGTGCTTTGATTCCAGGCTCTACGCCTCAAGATGACAAAAGTCGCGAGGATCTTGCCCGACGTAGCAAGTTGCTCGACGGCGGTCAGCGAACCTATCAGATGGCGTTCTATCGCAACCGTGGCGAACTGGCCAGCCAAAACCCCGATGCTTCTTCAGACTGGCTGTCGGAAAACGCCAGGCGCCTGGCCCAAGATCAAACCGGCCTGACGGCCACGGGCACGTCCGTTGCCGGTGCCAATAGCTGGGCTTCCGGTATGGCCGCCAAACTGGTCAACGCGGGCGTTGCTCCCATGAGTTCACCCGGTGCCAATCAGGCCGCTGAACAGCGCCTGAAATCGCTCCTGGAAAAACCACTAGTGATTGATCTGCGGTTTGACTCTGAGGCTTTTCAGGCCGAAATGGAGCGACGTATTGGCATTCAATTGAGGCGCGGATAATGAGCTGGTCAGAGACGCTGTTGGATGCCTCCTATCGTGGCGTTCCTTTAGATGTGATCGATGAAAACCTGCAGGCGCAAAGGGCAATAGCTCAGCACGGCACGCCCTACCAGGACGGTGATTCGGTTGAAGACTTGGGGCGTGGAGCCCGAGCCTTTGCCATGCGAGTGGTGTTGTTCGGGACGAACTACGAAATAGCCCTGCAGACATTGCTCGCAGCCCTGGACACCATCGGACCAGGTGAGCTGGTCCATCCGATTTACGGCAGCCTCACTGTCATAGCCTACAACTGGAGTGTTCAGCACACAGCTAACCGGCCTGATTACGCTGAGGTCTCCCTGCAGTTCATTGAGCAAAAGCCTGATGAACCGTTCTTCAAGCGCCAGTTTGTCTTTGTTGATGAGCCTGGTCTGATGTTGGGCGACGACTATTCATGGCAAGACGGTGTGTTCGACCTGTTGGCCAGCGTCGACTCCTTGGTGGCCGAAGTGCAGGGCTGGATTGGTGGTGGCTGGACCGGGCTGCTCGAAACAGCCCTCGGGCTGCCTGGTATTGGTCTACGCCTTGAGCAACTGCGTTCGCAGATCATGGGCGTAGTGTCGGGCGTTGTCTCGATGGCCGACGGCGATCCACTATCAGCCTTTGACCCTCTGGTGGATCTGACCCGGACTCCCACGGAGATCAGGAGCGCGATCCAGAACAGTACTCCTACCAGCTCAAGCGATCTGTTGGCCCGCGATGGTGTCCCGGCAGCTATACCAGGTGCGTCCAGTCTGACCGGCGAAGCGGGGAATGCTGGAGCATCCTTGCTGGCTTCGGCGCGCCAAGGTCTGACGCCATCAGATGAGGCTCTGCCAGAGGCAATGCCTAGCGATCCATTGGCGGCATCGGGCATGGCGTTGGTGGTCCTGGTCATCACTGAGCTAGCCCTGTCACACGCACAGGCGGCATCGGTGGTGATCGAGGCCGAGGCCGAAAGTCCGACACTGAGCCCGGATCAACTGGAGGGTCTAGTGAACCTGGTGCGCTCGCTCATCCAGTCGGCAATCTTGCTGCAGCGCCATCTCTATGACATCGAGGACGCGTTACCGGTCATTGAGGGGCTTCGGAATATCGCTCACCTGGTTCAGGCCCGTGCCCGTTCCGTCATCCTGCAGAGTCCACCACTGATCGAGCGTACCGTCCAAACTCCAAGCAGTCTCCGCCTGTTGGCCTTTCGCTGGTACGCCGATCATTCGCGGGCAGCTGAGCTGCTCAGGCTTAATCCTGGGCTGACCCGGCCTTACAGTATTCCTGCAGGGGAGGTGCTGCGTGCCTACGCCAAATGAAGCCATCACCTTGACCATTGGCGGGCTGGCCCATGCGACGTGGGACGGCTGGTCGGTTGAATCGGATCTGCTGACCCCTTCCGATGCCTTTGAGATGGAGCTGTATACCCGCGAGACGCATCAACTGCCGAGCGTCCTGGTCGAAGGTGCGCCGTGCATCCTGACCCTGGGCGGTGATCGCGTGTTGACGGGCCAGATCGATGAGTTTGAGCACGATATTTCCCGCCAGGGTATCGCCATCCGTATCAATGGCCGTGACGGTGCCGCGCCTTTAGTGGATTGCTCCTGTCCATTCGTGGCGATGCGTGAGGCTTCGCTGGCAGATATCGTCAGCCAAGTGGTCAAGCCGCTGGGCGTGAGCAAAGTCGAGATCAGGGCCGCGTCAGCAAAGACGCGGCGGCGCATCCAGATCGAGCCAGGCCAGTCGGCCTGGGAGGCGCTCCTGCAGGTGGCCGAGGCAAACGGGCTTTGGCCATGGTTTGAGCCTGATGGCCGGCTAGTGATCGGCGGTCCGGACTACGCCAGTGCGCCAGTTCATGCGCTGGTGTTGAACTTGGACGGCCAAGGCAACAACGTTGAGCGGCTTTCAGTTAGGCGCTCCATCGCCAATCGGTACAGCCAGATCACTGTCCTGGGACAACACGGTCAGTACGACAACGACGGCTACGATACGACGCGGTCTCACTTGCGTTCGGTCATCCAAGACGAGACGTTGGCCAAGCGCGGGATCTTCCGGCCGAAAGTGATCGTGGACAGTTCCAGTGAAAGCCAGGACATGGCCACTACACGCGCTCGCAAGCTGTTAGCCGATAGCCGCTTGGAAGGCTTCGAGATACGTGCCGTGGTCAAAGGCCACCGCTCTGCCAGCGGCATGGTGTGGGCACCTGGTCAGCGCGTCCAGGTGCGAAGCGAGCCGCATGGTCTGGATGGGACTTTCTTTTTGATGTCGCGCACCCTTCGCCTGACCCGTGGCCAAGGCGCCATTACTGAGCTGCGCCTACGCGAAGACAAAATGTGGGTGCTGGACGGCAATCCCGTGAAGAAGCACAAGGGCAAGTCGAACCAGGACGCCGCGTTCATCGAGCTGATTAAGGGGTTATGACAATGTCGATGGCACGACTGATGCGCGAGCAAGCGGCTCGCGAGCGGCAACAGTTCCGCCAGGCATTTCGCGCAGTGGCTGCCCGTAACAAGCACGGGAAGCTCATTGGGGTTGATATGCAGGGGCTTGCGGGTGAGACGGTCACTGGTGAGTTATTCCAGCACTACGGATTCACCTCGGCGCCTCTGGCTGGTGCCGAATACATTGCTATTCCGGTCGGTGGCAACAGCAAGCACACCGTTGTGGTGGCCAGCGAAGATGGTCGTTACAGAATCACGCTCAAGGATGGCGAGGTGGCCTTGTACAGCGACGAAGGCGATTACGTTCACCTCAAGCGCGGTCGAGTGGTCGAGGTCGTAACGGAAACGCTCCTGGTCAAAGCCGGGACAAAGGTTCGCTTTGAAACGCCTCTGCTAGAGGTGACGGGCGACGTTAAGGTAGATGGCAACATCAAGTCAGACGGCGAGATCGCCGATCACACTCGCGCCATGCAGGAAGATCGCGAACTCTACAACGGCCACGGCCACCCGAACGGTCCGGCGCCTACTCCTCAGCAATAGTCTTGCATATGCAGGAAACGCAGCCCCGCGCGCACGCGGGGCAATCTGCCTGGCATGGACGCAGGCATAAACCCAACTACTGGCGATTTGACGGGTCAGCGCATTACGACGCTGGCGAACGCCGTCTATCTACGCCTCATGACTCCCCTCGGAAGCTATTGGGCCGCGCCTGAACTCGGTTCGCGTCTGCATGAGCTGAAGCGGGAAAAGGACAAGGCCCGCGTTAGTGGCCTTGCCATTCAGTACGCCAAAGACGCGTTGAACCCTTTGATCGCTGACGGTCGAGCGACCGCTGTTGACATCACCGCAGAGCGCGCTGGTGACGGCTGGTTAAAGCTTTTGGTCGAGGTTTCTACCCCGGCAGGCAGGCAGACCTTTGAACATCTCGTGAGCGTAATCTGATGCCCTACGACGCTCCCAAATTCGATTCCATCCGAGCCCGCGCTTTGCGGGAAATTCGTTCACTTGAGTCGGACGCAGACATCACCAGCGACAGCGATAACTTCGTTCGCGCAAGCTCAACGTCGGCGATTGCCGAGGGCATTCATCAGCAAGGTTCTTGGACCGCAAGGCAGATATTCCCGGACACTGCCGACTTCGATGAGCTGAAGAAGCACGCCGCCACTCGCGGTGTTTATCCGAAGTTAGCTACCGTTGCTGGCAGTTCAATCGCAGTCAGCGGAAGCCCTGGTGTTCCGTTGCCAGTGGGCTCTCAGGTTCGCCTCATCGCTAAAGGGACGGTGTTGTTCACGACCGCCACTATAACGATTGGATCTGATGGGACAGGCTCTGCTCCAGTCTCCAGCGTGGAGGTCGGCTCTTCGCTCAATGGCCTAGAAGGCGGTGCTGTCCTGACCAGCCCGCCACTCGGGATCGATGGAAACTGCACCCTTGCTGCCTTGGTTGGGGGCACTGACGACGAAATCCAAGAAAGTCTCCTTGGGCGTTACCTGGACGTTCTTCGTTATCCACCAAGCGGCGGATCGATTGCGGATTATCGCCGCTGGGCTTTGTCCGTAAACGGCGTCTCGACTGCCTTAATCATTCCAAAGCGTCGAGGCGGTAACTCGATTGACGTGGTGATCACGTCTGCGGGAAGCCCTTCTTCTGCAGCAGTCATCGCGGCGTGCCAAGCCTACATCGAAACAGTAGGTCCGGCCGGGGCGGATATATGGGTGTTCACACCTGCTGTCATTACCGTGGATCTGCAGGTACGGCTCAAGCTTCAGGTCGGGTTCGCCTTGGCCGATCTGCAAGAGCCGTCGGAACTTGCTGCTGCGCGAGTGATTAATCCTCTGGTCCCGTTGGAAACTCTCTACATCCTTCGCCTGACATCGGCATTCAGCAGTTTGGCTGGGGTTATCGATCTTCAATTGGTGACTCCTCCAAACAATATTTCAGCGTCCGAAGATCCATCGATTGTGAAGTGGATTCGTCTCGGTGCGGTCACTTTGGAACCGATGGCATGAGCGAAATATTGATTGAGCAACTCCAGGCGTTGCTGCCGCCAGTTTCTTACGATCCAAACGGAAGGAACTTAAAGGCTCAGTTGGCTGGTGATGCTGCAGTTTTAGGTGATGCATTAGCCGGTCTTGAGGCCGTTGAGAAGGCGATTTTTCCGGAAACTGCTGGGGAGTTTCTCGCTGATTGGGAGCGTATATACGGGCTGACTCCATCACCTGATGCGACCCAAGACGAACGGGTTCAAGACGTTCTCGCGGCCATGGGAGATCTTGGCGGGCAGTCCATTCCATATTTTATTCGTCTGGCCTCGTTGTTCGGTGTGTCTGCCTCCATCGAGACCTTCAGGGTTCCCGTCGTCGACCTGGTGAATACAGGTGACCCGATCTACTCCGGCGATTGGCCATTCACCTGGCGCGTCGATGCTCCGTTGTCCGCCTACGTCAGCGCCGCGATGGAAGCCCGGATCACTGAGCGCCGTCCTGGTAACACCGACGTGATCTTTGGATACGGCAAAGAGGTCGTGGATGTCGTCACGGCTGCCGTCGATCAGTTGTTCAACTCCGTGAATTACGTCCTGCCTTCCAACTTGAGCGCAAACAATGTCTGATCTACCAACTATTGAAACTCTGGTCTCGTATGCAGGGGCTCTTTCAGAGGCGGCAGCTCAGGCCAATACCGCTTCGGCGAAACAGCATCAACTCATTAACGGCGATGCTCAAACCGATGTTTTGACAGAGTCGGGTCCAGTGCCGTCGCATGCCAAACAGGCGCGGCTCTATCTTGAGGCAATCCCGGATGCTGTCTCTGACCTAAGCAGCCTGATGGCTGATGGGAAGATTCACGCAACTGTTGCCGCTGGATTACTTGCCACAGTAAACGATCAATCTTTTTATGTAGAAAGCGCTGACCCGTTAGCAAGTAGGGAGCTGTGGGTCAGGATCGATGCGAATACGGCTCGGTTTGTTTCAAGTGACCCATCTAAAGTGTTCGTCGGTGGGGTCTCCGATAAGTTGGCGGCGATCTCCGGTGACAATCCGGCTGAAGTCCCTCAGGTCTTTGAGAGTCTTGATGACAGTCTCCCTCAGTCGATGATCCTTTCACCCGCGCGCGCGATCCTGGCCCAGTTTCCAGACCCTCGTGTGAAAAGCCTGCAAGACACTGCTGTCATAAGTGATGTGTTCGAAAGCCTTGATCAGGCAGGCGAGGGAGAAGTTTGGATTCGTGATCCGTCTGGAAAAATTATTGCGCGGCTTGCATCGGCGTCAATTGCCACTGTAGTTGCTGCACTTACGGCGTCGACAGCCCAGCTGGAAGGGGCGGCTGTTAAAAGCGAGTTTTACGAGTCGCTCGACCCCAAGGCGGGCATCCTGATCTTGGATGCGCATAACAAGGTAGTAGGTTCAGTTGCGTCTGTCGCGCCACTAGAGGCCGAACTGGCGAACGCAGCCGGGGCGCAGGTTTCATTGAGTGCCCGTCTGGCAAAGGGCATTACACCCTATGGGGATGCGCTAGGCACCTATGCCAATCGCTGGTCCGTACGCGATGCGCGTATGCGCTTGGAAAGGCTGGAAGCTGGCGACGTGGTGCAATGGGTAATTGCGCTTCTTGGAGACAGCTACTCCAATGACCGAAGCTTCTATTCGCAGTCTTTGGCGAAGCGTTTGCAAGATCATTACGGCATGGCGGGTGTTGGCTGGGTCGGCTTTGGTTGGTACAGCGCGCCTATATCCGGCACTTGGACCACTAGCTTGCAGCCCGTTGGTGTGTCGGGTTCGGTTCGCTCCGATCTAGCCCCAATCTGCCAGATCATTGGCACTTGGACCTGTGCCTACAATTCGCCAGCCAGCAACATGCCCGCGCTCTACAAGATCACCTCGTCGACTCCAGAGGATTATGTGCGATTCAGCGTGCCACCAGCTGGTGGTGCCAATGCCAACAGCTGTCGGTTGTTCTACAGCGGTGATGGTAGCGGAGTGATTGCGATCAGTTGGGACGATGGCTTGACCTATGGCGCCAACATCGCCCTGTCCACCGCAGGTGCTGACAACATTGCGCTCGCGGGTGTCCCCGCTGCCGGATGCGTAGCACGCCTTAAAGTGGTGTCCGGTAATGTGGGGCTCGGCGGTGTGGATCTTCAAAGTACCGCGCCCGGCGTTCGGGTCCACAAGTTGGGCAGCTCTGGTGCCCGCTCGGTTCAATGGGCCGCCGTGGGTACTCCTTGGCGTGCGCAGATGCTCGCGCTTGGCAGTCATTGCCACCAAGTGATGCTAGCCACAAACGATCAGACGGACTCAAATCTGCCGTCGATGGTCGCGGGAAACTTTTCGACCATCTTCGCCAACTTGTTCGCGGTCCTGCCATACAGCGACAAAGTTCTCGTCATGCCAGCCGAAAACCAGCGAACCACCAATACGGTGGGTATGCCGCTATATGCACAAGCTGGACGTGAGTTCGCAGTTCCCAACGACATTGGGTTTGTCGATCTTCAATACGTGTTTGGATCGCCAGCCAACTTTGCCTCCGACTACGCGGCAAGTAATCCGGCCCGTCCCTGGTACGCCACTGATCTTATCCATCCGGCTGGTCAGACAGGTGGCCGGATCATCGCGAATGCACTTTTCAACTTCTATACAAAGTCTTAACCAGGAGTATCAACATGGCTCTACAAGGTTCTTTCGTACTTCAATCGCCTATCGCATCCAGCGATACAACGCTGGAAGTCGCGGTTCGGGATGCTCTACTGCGCGGCGTAGTGAATAACGGCGTGCGCTTCATTGCTGACCTGGGCTTTGGTTTCAGTTATCCAGGAGGTCCTTTCAGTAGCCGTCTGGCTGCTGGAGCACCTGGGAATGGGGCATTGGTCGCAGACGTTGCGGAGCATGCAGACGGAAGTGTCGTGCTCGCCAGTGGGCAGGCCATTAGTTATGCGGGTGGTGGATTCGATTTTTCCGCAATCACACTGAAAGGCAACTATCTGGCCGTTCCGGCCGCAGTGGCCAGCGACATTTACACGCCGTTCGGTGGCCAATCTCAGCGGCCATTGGTTGTGGCTTACGTGAAGTTGCCAACTAAAGCCAATTGGAACACCGCGACGGCAATTTTTCCCATGATTGCCTTTGCCGCTGCCAATGCCAGTCCCACTGCGGCGGACATGATCACCATTGGGCAGTCCTCGATTTCCTCTCGAATCGAAGCGATCCGACAGACCGCTGGCTCAACCCTGGTCTCGATGAACGTGGCGGTCGCTGATGCGGATTACGGTCAACTTGCCCAGATCGTCTGGTGGCGCAATGCGGCAGGTACTGGACTGAGCTTAAAAACGGCTCGCGGTCGAACCACAACTTCGGGCGTGATAGGCGCAGACAACGCGTCCGATTTTAGTGCTCAAGTTGGTCGGTTTGGCATATGCGACACCTACTCGACCCCTGCTGCGCCTGGAAGTGGAAATTCCGTCAAGTTCCGTGCCTATCGCCTGTTCGTTGAGAATCTTGCGCGCAGTGGTCGCGATCCCTTGGTGGTGGCCGAAGCCGACTGGCTGCGCGTTCAAGCTCGGATTGCAGCGAGTGCGGCGGCCAATGGCGGCGTTTCGCAGGTATTTGCCTAGACCTCCGGCAAACAAACTCGGTACCTCCGCAAGTCGCAGTGGTGCCTGTTCCTTTAGCCGCGCCTGAGTAAGTGAAATGGAAAGAATCTCGGCTTTTACCGATTTGTGTACTCCCTTAGGATTGTTCCGCTATGGCACTGCGGCTGGAGGCGTGCCGCCTACGCCAGTCAAGGCTGAATGGCTCAACTTGGTCCAGGAAGAACTGTGCAACTTCATCAGGGCTTACCTACCGGCACTCGACGCTGAGGACAATACTCAGCTGCTAAAGGCCGTCCAGGCGTTGATCCTGAACTATTACACCAAGCCTGAGACTGACAACCTTATCGCGGCTCTGGTCGATTCATCGCCGGGTGCATTGGATACGTTAAGGGAGTTGGCCGATGCGCTCGGCCGTGACCCGAACTTTGCTACGACGATAACCAATATTCTGGCGACTAAGGCGCCGTTGTCATCGCCTGCGCTCACTGATATTCCAACCGCGCCGACAGCCGCTTTCGGCGACAAAACCAAGCAGATCGCGAACACGGAGTTCGTGCAAGCCTCTTTGTCGTCTGGATATCCAGTGGGCAGTCTTTATTTCAACGCCTCTGTTGGTACAAACCCCGCAACCCTTCTTGGGTTCGGTACTTGGCAGGCGATTGGCGAAGGTAGGATGCTAATCGGTGTCGGCTCTGGCACTGACTCCAGAGGCGAGGCCCGGTCCTTTCCTCTGGGTAGTGCGGCTGGGGAATACAGCCATGTGCTGACGGTAGACGAGATGCCGGCTCACACTCATACAAGCCCTCAAGGTGCTGTGGCTGGGCCTCCCGGGAATCTTTCTTCCGGTGACGATGCGACAAGTGCGGCAATGTCTTACCCTGAATCGAGTTCAACTGGTGGTGGGGGGGCGCACAACAATCTCCCCCCGTATCTGGCTGTGTATATCTGGAAACGGACGACTTGA